ATTTACTCTCAGCGTTATTCGGGTCATATATGGCATTAACCATAGCCTCCACTTTCGGAACTATATTGTCATCAATATCCTCCCCTATAAGCTCGTTGAACCTTTCCAGAGTGCCTTTTCCGTTAGCGTCTTTATAGGTATCATTCCACTTATCAGCGTGACCAAAAAATTCAAATATTTTCCCTTCGTAGTTCATTATACACCTCCCACTGCTGAAACTATTACATCTGCTTCTACACTTGTCAATATTGACATTTCATCCAATTGTATAGAACCGTGATTTGGGTACGGATTTGGATATACCGTAAATTCCCAAGACTCCCCAGCTGTGTAGACACCATTTATTTTAAATTCTATTTCTGGTTGCACTACCAATGTGTTAACACTGAAATTTCCTACAAATACATCGTCCTTCAATAACTGGAATAATACCGTTGACAACATGGTTAGTTTCCAACTGGTTTGCGTTGCTCCTGTATTGATCACTGACCTTTCCCAATCAAGCTCTGTAACTGTTGTGCTTAGTCTGTGTGCATACGGTAACATGATTATGTCCGTGATCTCGCTATTGTTAACTCCATCGACACCCTCTATGATTTTGTAGATGTCAGACACCCTTAGACCTCCGCTGATCTCCTGATTGCTAGGTAACATAAATTCAACGATGGCATCCCTAACACCTTGTTTTACAGCGTCTCTGGAATAGTGCGGAAGCACGTATACCGTAATCTGCCACTGTATCGGAACTTCTCCAGCCGATTGACAAGATACTTGATGAGTCAACATCGCTTTATTATCAAACCAAGATACTACCGTAGCACATAATGAGCTTGATGCTATACCGCCATTCACAGGCACTATATACAGCAAAATACTTCTACCACAATTGTAATACACCCCAGCTTTTTCTACACCTACAACCAACTCAGCTAAGTCTTTATAATCCTGTCTCGTTACAGCCCGTAGTTGTGTTCTTAACGATATTGGGATATTCCTACGTAGATCATTCAAACTTTCTAGCCCATAACCACTATTTGCAGGTATCGTATTTGACACACTCACCAATAACGGGTATGAACCAGCTATCACCGTAAGATCACCTACAGCTAATTCATTCCCACCAGCACCTAAAGTTACTTTGTAATCTGCTGTAATTTCATAACCAGAAGCAGGTATCTCACCAGCAACCCCATCACCAAATTGCACTATGATATGTTTATCCTCGTTTACCGTTGCTCTGAAGTGCTTATCGGTGGCCTCACTGAATGCGAAGGTATCAACCGATTCCCAAGTATCAGTATTTATTACAATCTGGATAGAATCATGTACTATCGTATCTACGCCTACTACAACCTCCTGATTAGCAGAACCATCCGTTAGCGTGGCTAATACTACCCCAGACACTACTTCTTGCTGGATTACCTCAACTTCTACCTCAGATAAGCCAGCGTCTATTTGGACTTGTTCTACAGTAGCAAATTTCATTGCACCGTCAGCCGTCTGTACAACAGTACCCTGCGGTATAATTATCGGTGCTGCGTATGTGCCAGAAATACTCAAAGTGACTGTAGTCCTAGCTGAGCTACTCAACATTACTTTGTAATCCAACAAACGGGCTATTTTTATAGCTGATCTGTAAAATCTACACGTACTCAAATAGGCTTCTCTAGCACCGTTGTCAATATAATATCCAAGCATTTCTGCTATAGCTGCCCAAATGCTAATCATCTTAACAAACAGGTTGCTTTCCGTATGGTCAGTTATCTCAGGAACTCTACTCTGCATTTGAGTCAACACCGTTGACTTAATCTGCTGGTAACTTCTTGTTATGTAGCTAACCCATGTATTTCTCAAACTTGCCATAACTAATAGTTTAATTTACGGTAAAACGGGTAAATGAACGTATCAATGTCATGCTTGCTTAGTATCCTATACTCTATGTAACAGTCTATTAACGCTCCACTTACTTCAAATTTTATATCTGCTAAGTTAATTCTTTTCTCCCATTTGTTGAGTGCCTCATATACGAAAAGTCGTATCATGCTTTTAACTACCTCATCATTAGGCTCAAACGTAAGCTCTTGCAGCCTACTACCAAATTCAGGCAAAAACAGCTTTGACCCTATCGGAGTACTTAGAATATCAGCGATAGAGTCATTTATTAATTCTGCATTTGTATTGATTACAGGCTTACCCCGTACCAATGTGATCGGGCTGGCTAACCCTGTACCTACATAACTGGTCTGTTCCATAATCCTTAAGTTACCGAGCCTACGCCTGTACCAGAACCTGCCCCAGCTGGCGTTGCTACCGTTAATACTGTATTTACCGTACCTGATTTAATATAAGCATCAATAGCTGTAGCAAGCATATCAGCGAACTTATCCTGAGCTGCTTCTACAGAGTTTTCCTGAGCTGCTGCTGCTGCTGCCAGTTTTATCTGTGTCTTTAAGACTGTTTTTACTAAAGGCATATTAATCCAAAGTTACTTTGTTAGACTTAAATTCTTCCCACTTCTGACCCCACTTCGTAACCAGTGCAGCCCATTGCGGTGATGCGTTGATCGTGGCTGTAACACCTGTACTTGTCGGTATTGTACCCACCGTTCCTATGTCATCCATGAACTCCTTTAACAAGTCCATAGCTGTATCTCCCAAAACACTAGGCTCATCAGCACCATCCAACTGTCCTAAACTGATTTTATCCGATACAATGGAAGCACCAGTTGAATTTAATTCAATGATATTACCATTCTTATCGGTTACTCTGATCAGTTCATTTTGATCATCCATTTCAATCCTGTGTCCAGATGTTGTTTGGAAAACGCTGTTTTTAGGCTCTCCGTCATCACCGTTATACACACCTTCAGGAATTTTCTTTTTAGTGAACCAGCCGTATTCCCAGATAGGGTAGCGTGGGTCGCCTTGTTCAAAGCAAACCCACACCGAATCACCTACATTTGGAATAGCGATGAACCCTATCTTATTTCCTGAAAACATCCCTTTACCTACAGCCCAATAATCTGGTATCTGACTACCGTAGACCTGTGGCACTTTTACAACCAACCTGCCAGCACCTTCAGGGTCAACATTATCAACTACTTCACCTTTATACACTGAGTAATAGCGGTTAAAGTACTCTAACCCGAACTGAGCTAATACCCGTTTAAATTCCACCATTACTCTCATTTGAACATCTCCTTTTTACCTGATTGATACCGTTGTCCTACTTTCTCCCCATTCTCGTTGTAGATATTTGCTACAATCTCATCCTTCTGTTCTTCTGGCTTTTCTCCTACAGTTGTGTTAGGCTTATCCGCTGTAGCTGCTGTCTTTTTCTTACTTGCATTTTTCTGCAATCCTATGCTACAAATGTAACCACTAGAGGATACAATATGAGTTATGCTGTTCGTGTACCAGTTTCCTAGATGTCTTTCTGCTACACCTTCCATAGTTAGCATTGCGTCAATGTCTAACAATGGATTACCGTCAACCATCAAAGTAGCCTCTACCAGTTTTAGTGTAGCTGCCTTTTTTACAGAGTTACCTAAGTTCTTCGTTTCCACTGGGTTAGACATAGCACTTACAAGGCTTTTCCCTGTACGCTGTACTTTGGTAAATACGTCATCATCAATAGCATCCACAAATTGACCGTCTGGCTTGCGGTATCCTAACTTCTCACCGTTCTCATTGTAGACTACCTTATACTCGCCTGTACTCTTACTGCTTTCTTCTGTGGCATTATCTATAGCATCCACTACTGGATTCTCATCATCAAAGCCAACTACCGTTGTCTGTACAGAACTGCCGTCATCGGTTGTCTCACGTATGGTCGGTTTGAAGGAAATAATCGACTCATCCTCTCCGTATGTATAAGTTACCTGACTATCCTTCCCTAACCCTCTCTTAACGAAGTATAACGTCTCATTCCTGATGTAACAGATAAAGTCACCACCAGTTTCCATTAAAGCTAGTTTCTGTAGGAACTCAAAGTCAGAAGCATTACCCTGTGGCAAACTAGCCCATGACAAGCTGCTAGGCTCTACTTCATATTCCAATCCGTACCGTTTAGCGATTTCTGCTACAATGTCTTTTGATGTGACCGCCTTCCAAATCTTATTCGATGTAGATTTCTTCAATTGGTTTCCACGATCAAGTCCACGCAAAGTCAGACTAACATCCTCTGCATAAACAGCCTCAATGTCTGTCAACTCTACCCTGTTTACTGCTGATAGCACAGAACCAATAAATCCGAACTGGAATTTAATCACCTGTCCCGACACCAGATCGTCCATAGCCAATAATTCCAAAGCATGTTCAGTCTTGATCTTAAGCTCCACCATATTGTCTTTATCCATGATGTCCTCATACCTCAAATTCTCAACATACCCAGAAATATCTAGGTCTCCTAACTGTATGCTATAGATTGGTGCTTTCATAAGTTCAATAGTACGTTTAGAATGTCTGGAATAACCAACTGTTGCCCTACATACTCCGTAATGTCCATAGGGTCATAAATATCGTTAACATCGGCTAACACCCACCAATATTTTGAAGCGTCAGCAACTTTTTTGCTATAGTACTTATACGCAATTAGATCGAGCCTGTCCCCGTCTATAACTGTGTGATACGTGCTTGCACTTTTGTTTTGCAAAGTAACTTTGTCACGAGTGAATACTTTCTCCGTTCCGAAGTCAACTACGTAACCAGTGCGATACAGATTATTTGATTTCAGTAATACTCCCATGATTACACTTTTTGTACATCAGCCCATTTGAGATTAATCTCTGGGTCTAACGCTAGTTCAATATCAACATAAGCCTGTCTTGGCAAAAAGCCGTACTGCTTATCAAAGGCACTTAGCTTGTACGATACGCTCTGTACAATCCATATCTGGTCTTGGAATAAATCACCAAAAACCAGCTTCACTCTAGGTGGCTGTTTCTCGTACCCATCATTATAACCTAAACTCTCTAACCACCTGCATTTCCTGATCACGTCTTTACGATCTTCGTCCATAGCGTGAAAATCCAATTGCAGCCCTAACGTAGTATCACCGCCTACATACTGATGCAATGGATTATTCCTACCCACTACCCTTACTTTAGCGATGTCGATCTGACGCTCTATAGCTAACTCAGGAGGTACAAACTGTATTTCCAGCTTCTCCATAGTGTCAACTGCTATCAAGTACAGCAAACCTTTAGTTGTACTTGTTTCAGGCGTGTAATTACGGTTAGCCTGATCTACGCTCGTATTAAGTGCTGGATGAATTAGCGTATCCCACCAGCTGTTCAGTTTATTGTTTAAATCAGCCATTATGATCTCCCGTTATTTATGTTACTCCTATTATCGACATTCTCATAAATCTTATCACCATCCAGATAAACATTCGTTTGAATTTTCTCTGTTTTGGTCATGGTCTTGTCGATGATGTGCGGACGGTTATTGGCTTGCTGAGCTTGCTGGTAAGCAAAGGCATTACCCATACCAGTTGTATCCGCTGCTATAGGCTGCACCATATACTGATTATTCACAGCCCCTCTATTGAAGGTGGCTGCTGTACCTTTAGCCGACTCGTCATCTAATATACCCATCCAAATAAGGGCATCCTTTATAGGGGCTAACAACGCATCTATCTGTCTGCCAAACCATTCAGTCATGCTACTCCAGCCAGATTTGATTCCGTCCCATATACCTTGAACAAGGTTAGCACCCCAATCATATACTTTCTGCCAGATACCACCTAGCCAATCGACAAATTGATTCCATTTCTCAACTAACCAATCCACGATAGCACCCCAATTCCTAAATACGTAAATAAGTCCTACGATAATTGCTATGACTAACAATACAGGCCATGTAGCAGCTACCATAGCCACAGCCATGCTTATAAGTGCTAACAACGCATCTATCTGTCTGCCAAACCATTCAGTCATGCTACTCCAGCCAGATTTGATTCCGTCCCATATACCTTGAACAAGGTTAGCACCCCAATCATATACTTTCTGCCAGATACCACCTAGCCAATCGACAAATTGATTCCATTTCTCAACTAACCAATCCACGATAGCACCCCAATTCCTAAATACGTAAATAAGTCCTACGATAATTGCTATGACTAACAATACAGGCCATGTAGCAGCTACCATAGCCACAGCCATGCTTATAAGTGCTGGCACAACTGTCGCAACTATTATATACGCAAATATCTTACCAGCGTTTCTCCACTTGTCTATACTGCTTGTATTTTTCCTCACCAGTATATTCCAATCGTACAACAAGTCTATAAATGGTTTAAATACGGCTTTTACCGTTCCCCAGACACCCGTTACAATATTTTTGATCACTGTGAAGGCTTCTACAAAACCGTCTCGCATACCAAATAAGAACTCCTTAATACGTACTATCCATGTACCTAAATCGAGTACTAACTGCTTGATACCTAACTCATCCAACATTTTCTCCATGCCTAAAGTAAGCTCAAATGTCTTACCATCCCATGACGAGAATATTGCCCATAGTCCTTTTAAGACCCCGACAAACTGCTTTGTTCTACGATTAACTATTCCAACATGTTTGTACAGATACATGAAAACACCGACCACAGCCATTATAGCTACTACGATTAACGCATAAGGGCCGAGAGAAGCCCAAGCTGCTACAGCCATCTTTCTCAGTGCTGCTATAGAGCCTTTTGTGCTTAACGTCAATAATATATTTGCCCTCGTAGCCCCTTTAAACATTAGAGCCATTTTCGATATGGCTATGGTGAAACCACCTACAGCCATTTTACCTATACCCACAACTGTCAAAAATATACCTAAGTACATTGTGGCTTTCATAATCACCTTACCAACACCGCTTTGTGCAAAAGCCTCGAATGCTCTTACGATCTTAGTAAATATTTTCAAAAACTTTGTGGCTATTGGCATAAACACGTTACCCAATGTTGCTGACATTTCCTTTATAGCTCCACCGAATACACGCTTTGTATTGGCGTACCCGTCAGAAGTTCTAACAAAGTCACCTACCGCATTTTTCGATCTGTCCATAACCAAAGCATACCGTAATTCGATACGCTCCAATTCATTCATGTCCTTGTACGCCTTTGTGATACCTTTTGATATTGCGAAAGCATCCAATGTTTGCTCCGTCATCACAATACCTATATTTCTCAAAGACATACCGATACCTGTAAAGATACCCTTCAAGGCATTGGTGGATACGTCCGCACTTATGTTCTTAAATGAGGACATATCACCAGCCAGCTTTGCTAAGTTTATTGACAATGCTGCTGCCTTCTCCTGAGACATACCCATACCAGTAGCCATATCACCAAATAGAGCCATTGTATCCAATGCCTGAATTTTGTCTATACCTACTTCCGATAATGATATTTTTGAGAAGGCTTTTACTTTGTCCACGTACTTTCCAAAAGCTACATCCACCTTGTTTATGTTCTCCTCCAGATCAGATGCAGCACCCACACCAGCTACGAAAGGAGCTGTAATAATTGCTCCAGCCAGTGCCATCTTAAATCCAGAAGTAACCATTTTCATGCTCCTGTTAACCCGTGCTGCCAGCCTATCAGCATTAGCCTCCAAAGCACCCATAGAGCCATTAATCTTAGCTGCCGTTGCAGTAAACTCGTCCTTAAGTTGGAACGCAAGCCCCATCCCAAGACCACCAGCTGAAAATGTACCAAGCATACTCATTGTTCGCTATTTTAAAATTAATGACTTTTTACACTATTTATCTCCTTGTTCTCCAGAGCTTTCTGTTGCTCCATCAAGTCCCAGAAATGTTTTATCCTCCGTAGAGGTAAATCTTCAAACTCACTCAGCGTAAAACCTAACCCACCGTAAGACAAGTAAAAATACATGCTGTCTAAATCGCCTCTGATGGGAAGAAAAAAGCTATTACGCCCAAAACATCAAGAACTACATCCTTCTCGTTTGGTGATTTCAATTCTGACTCAGGATGCTCGAACATGATCTCGGTATCCACTTGTCCTTCCAACTCTTTGATCGCTTTACGTAAAGCCTCTATATCCCTGTACGAGAGGTTATCCAAGTTCAACTGAATCGGTGTCCCGTCAGAGTAGTAACGAGGTCTACGCATTGTAAGTGCTGTATGAGAACTACGAGCTGCTTTTTTAGTTTTCATTGCAAGCTCCTCACCTTTACCATCCAGCAAATCAAATTCTACCTCAGTGCCACTAGGCAAGGTTATTTTGATCGCTCTCTGGATGTCATCGTAATTCTCATAGGCTGCTTCGATCATACCCTTCTCCTCATCAATAACCATCAACGGTTTTGTTGGGAAGCCTTCATCAAGTTCAATGTGCAGCGGATAGTCCTGTTTTTTACCGTTAGCATCCACGTAATCGTAGGTAAAGTCGAAAGAGGTCTCAAAGTCCATTGTGAACTGTCTAGCCTCCACTAACGACTTTTTACGATCACTCGCTAACATCTTTTGTACAAAAGCAACATCAACGTTACCCCTGTCTCCAATTGATACAATCAGATCAGCCAATATCTTGTCCAGCTTTGAACTGTGTGTTTCATTGGACTGTTCTGTTAAGATTCTTTGGTGCTTACCCTTAAGTTCTTGCACCTCGCATTCTACCCCTGAAGGTAGTTTAAATTTGTGTGTTCTAGTTGTCATATCGCTATTCCTTTAAAATTTAACTAATACTGCAAATCTACGAATTTCTTCCTAACAAAGAAAAGCCCTGCCAAATTAATGACAAGGCTTTTCGGACGCTAAAAATCAGAGTGTGGACAGAAGCGTGTTTTTAGACTTTACAGCCTTCTACATTTATCGACTGAAAATACTACAGTCTCAATAATGTTTTCAGAGCTTGTACGGTCAAGATCATTCTGGGATACTTTCTTCACCCAGACTCCTGTGCATAACCAGCTGTTAAGCGTGAACGTGCCAAGAGAGTCCATTTCTTTTACGATTACTACTTGTTTGTACCCGATGGGCAAAACGCCCCCACCTAAGTCGGGGTCTTGTGCAGCCATGAGCCATGTCCAGAAGTGGATGTCACTGTTTGGTGACGGCCTCAACTTCTCCATAGTCATGTCTCCGAAAGTTAATTGACCTGCGGTTTTAATCTTATGATTGGTATCCCCGTGTTCAACGGATTCGATCTCAGTCTCAGGCAATGTAACTTTCTGAACTTCAAATTGGTCTACTCCGAGTATTTCTACTCTGAAGTTAAACACCTTTCTAGGATTTGCAATATGTGCCATAATTTACAAAGTTACTTTGTTAAACATTAAATTGATTCTGTTAACTCCTCAAAGTCAACACCAGAATTGGTTACAGCCACTTTAACACCTACGTACTTCATGCCAACTTTCGGTGACAAGAATAGGTTGAACTGATACATACCAGCGTCTACGTTCTGAGGTTCATTAACCTGAGCCTGTGAAATATCATCAAT